CTCGGTCCACGTTTTGAATGCAAAACGAGAGCCCAAGAAAGGGTGCGTCAAGGATACTGCTAAGGCTTTCACCCGTCGGGGTAGCAATTCCCAACGTGTGTCTGCCACTCTAGCACAGACCTTGAACCCAGCACCAAGAGCCCTAACTGCATTGGAGAACGTTCCATCTCTAACCTGGCTAATTAAAGCGCAAGCAACTCCAGAGCTGGACTGCGCAGCAGCCCAAAACTTAAGAGGTAATCCACTAATATCCTCTCCTTGGAAGAAGAGTTTCTTAGCGAACTCAAGAGTACGTCCTTTTGAGACTAGACTTTTGTTTAATCCAATCTCAACTCCGAGGAGCCGACACAGTGCACGGTATTTCCTGGCCACGCGAGAATCAGCAATGACAATGTCATCGCCTAGTACCGCGTAAAGGGTGAACCAACCGCGCATACCAGCACGGAACGCAGAAAACTGAACCATAAGGTGGTGTGTCAGAGCGAGCATAGCCCAAGAGCTATACCCACCCATAGGTTGCCCAACGACGTACCGAAGGGCACGGGTAGCTAACCCTCGTTCCCTAGCGGTTTTCTTAGAAATCCAATAGGGACGACCTACGAGAAGCTCTCGCCAGCACTTAGCGAAAGACTCCCCAAACACTTGAGCCAACAGGAGTTCCTGTATTACTACAGGGAGTCTGTCGGTAGCAGCACTAAGATCATACGAATAAATCGTAGTATCATTGCTCACCTTCCCTAAGAGGGTTTTGACAGGTTTTAACTGATCAAAAGTCCCATCCTGAGGAATACTCCGTAAAAGATCAAAGATCCAATTATGGAGTGGCTTAAGTGCCCATTGGCTCCACACGTCTAGTAGTGCGACCACTCTAACCTTACCAGCTGCTTCCTCGAGCAGGGCTAAACGCCCGGAGGCATTCTTCCCTGTGGGGTGTACATTAGGCAAGATAGCAGTGCTATCTTTGACACCTCTAAGACTGTTTGTCTTAGGATCATGAACGGTCGTAAATCGTTCAGCCCGATGTAACGCCTTACACATCGGCCAGAATTCCGATGTCTCGAGTAAGAGTGTCCAGAAGGACTTGGTTGTACCATGTCCCCCTGGAATCTCCTTAAGATAATTCTCAAGGAGATTAGCAGGGGTTTCAGCCCACTCTCCATGTACCCAGCAATAAGCTGCATGGATACGATGGGCAAAGGCAGTAGGTTGTGCTGTTACGCACTGTGGTGGAGTTTTGCCTAGTAGTCGCCACTGATTTGACGTTCTCGTCATTTCAGGGTCTTCGAGTTTGTCACTCGAAGCCTTAGAGATAACAAATGGCTCAGGTCGATCTAGGACAGAGGTCCCTATATCGACAAGATTCACTTCTTGAAGCTTTCCTAGTTCAACCAAGAAAGAGTTACGGATAAAACCCTTGATTTGCATTAGCATATCCTTGGATAATACCCGCCCAGGGTCCAGTATAGTACTGAACTTTGGTTTACCCTTGCAAGGAAGAATTCGGTAAAGCCCGAAGAAAGTTAACCATAGCCGGATTACCGTCGTGTTGCCACGAAGGACCTCTCGACGTGCGAACGCCGGGATGATCCTCGGAAGGCCATTCCGCGATCGGGCCACCGCCACTTTTCCAATCTCACGACTAGAATGTGACAGAAACCCACCGGGTAATGACTGCATTAATGCAGTATTACATACTTTAAGGTAGACTACTAGACCTTTACGGCCTTGCTGCGAACCAATGTTCACACATTGACGTGCAAATACGCTTAGTTGAATTATTTTCGACCTAGTAAGTGACCCTGACACCAGCCGAATCCAGGATAATCCTGGACGAAGCCAGTGTCTCCAGACTTTTAAATCTGGACGCCATGTGACGTTTCTAAGAAGCATCCTCGCTCCCTTCATACGAAGTGATTGTAGGAAGAGTTTCATTAGATTAAATTGCTGTTAAGCAAGTTTAACCACTTTGCAGTGGAACTGTCACACCTTCAGTTTCCGAATCTGATCTAGGACCAGACCGGGCTGCAGGCGCTCTTGGTAAGAGCCGGGGTTACCGGTGTCGGAATAATATCACTATCCGTACGTCTACTCTCAGGGCCCCGCCCCAAGGTCTTCCTCCAAAGAAGACACAATGTGACCATTCAAAGCTGGTTAGGCTTTGTTTAGCCAACAAAGCACCCAGTCGTTGTTTCCAACGGTGAGTCAAGGGAACTTCCCTGATTTCGACAGCACAAACCTGAATATTCACCGACTACTTTAGTCGTGATAGGTCACAAGGTTTGAATCACCGCTGAGCAGCGTACCACTCATTGCTTCATCTTACACATGTAACCTATTAAGGTAATCCTTATGTAGAACTACATAGCAGCCTTATCCCCTCTCCTATAGGTCAGAGTACCTTATGGATTTGGGAGAGCTACCTCTGAGGTATTGCTACCTGAACTAGATTTACTAGCTTCGGTACACATTGCCCATGTCTCAAGCACTTCCACTAACCAAGTGGGGTAGGCTCTATGACCATCAATTAAGATGTGTACGGTGTGTACTACGCAAAGGTTGAAGTCTTCAACTTTACTGCTAATATACCGAATAGTATTTATTGCTATTTTGGCAAAGTAGGTCTTTCCACCACGGGTAATGGTGTCTATTAAGGCATCTATACTCCCTTTCGGAAAGTATCTCCCCAGCCAGAACACTACAAGAACTGCATAAGAACCAGACCGAACTAAAGTAACCACGGTTTGGGTTAGCTTTTGGTTATAAACAAGATGGGCCTTGCATGGTTTTATCCATGTAGGTGCCAGGATGCTCGCGATCAATCTTAGATCAATGTCTCTTGCGAGACAGAGCTCTAAGGTGACCTTCCCAAA